CACGTTCGCGCCGGTGTCCGCCGTCACGAGCACGAAGTCGTTCGCGTTCGCACATGTGATTCCAAGCGTGAACGTGCCCAGGCCGGTCGTGTGGTACGAGTTCTCATGAGCCACCGTGCCGTAGGTCACTCCGGTGCCGATGCCGGAGTTGGCCTGGTTCGACGTGGCCGCGGCGACCGCCGGAAGCACCGTGCTCCCGACCCCGCTGCTCGCCGCGATCACGCGCCCGGTCGCGTCAATGCCGAGCGTGGGGTTCGTGTACGTCCCCGCCGTAACGCCGCTGGCTGGCAGCCAGGAAGCGGTGATCGGGTACAAACCCGCGTTGCCGCTCCCGTCGACGCCGAGCACGTCGTACTCGTTGCTTGTCAGCCCTGTGGCGTAGGAGCCCGTGTAGCTCGTGCCGGAGAGGAGCCAGTCGATGAACGACGGCCCTGCGACGCTGGTCACCGTCCCCGATCCGCCGCCAGCCGGAACCTGCCAGGAACCGTCGCCCCGCAGGAACGTCGTTCCGGAAGCTGTGCCGGTAGCCGATATCGCCCCCACAGGCAGCGTCCCGGCCCGGACGATCCCGCCGTTGATCGTCTGCTGCGCATGGCAGGGCGCAACAAAAAAGGCCGCGAGGCCAGTGACCGCCAACATCTTAAAGCATCTGTTCATGCTGTTTCTTTCTTGAGTCTTCACGTACAGGGAAAGGCCCATCGGAACCTAACCCTCGGTCCCTTCCCTAAAAAGGAAGGGATGTAAGAGCAGTTCTGCGTTTTCTCACGTCTCCCCGCATAGGAGAAAGGCACCATCTTCTGGGTAGAGAGGTTGAGTGAAAGTGTCGGGCTTTCTACCACGTGTAGGCAAAGCAGATCTGGCTCACCAGCGCAAGGTTGACCGTTCCTGCTATGGTCAGCGCCGAGCCCGTATAGGTGTACGTGCTGTCAGCCTGTAGCACCCCGTCGAAATAGATGTCCGTGAGCACCCCGTTCGGTGTCTGCGAGAGCGTGTAGGCGTCACCCGACACTGCGAAACAGTCCTTCTGCCGGCGCAGCAAGCCGGCGAGCGGCGGCGCGAGCACTGCCCAGCAGGCCCCGTTGGTCGGAACGTTGCCGGAGCTTGTAACGACGCATATATACAGTCCGCCTGCATACGTCACCAAGTCGTATGGATCGTACACCGACGACGGCGAGTAGGGCCCGGCCCAGCGCGCTGTTACCTTCACGTTCGCTCCGGCCGCAGCGCTGCCAATCCAGAGGGCCGCCTTGTCCTCGGTAAAGCCAATCTCGCCATCGGCCAAAACCGGCAGATTCGCGTACGCGCCCCGCCTAATCTGTATTGTCGCCAACGTCATAATGTTCCACCATCCACCACGTTTGTCGCCTGGTTCGGCCCTGCCCATGTCTTGACGCAGAGTTTGCCGTATATGTCGAACCAGCTCGCCGTCACCTGCTGGCTTTCGGCACAGGCAGATATCCACTGCTCGGGTATCTGGTCGATCAAGTCATCGTCGCCGCCACACTGCTGCCAGTTTGATCCGCCGCTAAGTTCCACCGGAGGCGGCGCAGTCGTTTGAAGCAGCGCACCGCCATCGAGAACGCCGTCGTTCGCACTGATTGTCCCGCCGCTGAACTTCCCCGTTTGCCAGGTGGACAGCCCATCGTAAGACACCAATACCCGGAGGTTCTCGACATTGCCCGGAGTCCATCCCAGCGGTCTCTCCAGATAGAACATCAATGCCACGGCAGTGGAAGGGTCGTAGCAGATCCTGGGGCGGCCGACGTTTGTCAGCCCCGAAATCGGCGTAACGGTCACTCTGTTTGTCGATGATCCATTGTCAGAAGAGACCAGCGAAATGCCGCCAAAGCCATCTGCCTTATCCACTTCCGATGCGATCCACAACGCCCCGGAAACCGCAGCAAACGCCTGGAACGTGTCGCCTCCTGCAGCGAGCGCACCGTAACGATCCGATTCAGTCACGGTTCCCATCGCAACATCCACAGCGTAAACTCGCCCACCACATTGCAAGAAGACGTCGCCAGCATAATCGCTTATAAAGAGCGAGGGCTGAAGGCCGGGCACCTTGCCGAGAAACGCAAGGGCGACGTTCGGTGGATGTTGCGGGTCTACTTGTAGATACGTGCGGGTCAGATAATAGACTTCCGTCTGCCCAGTGCCGGTCGCGCTTGCGCAGAATGCCACGACCAGCCCGTTCTGTTGCAGCGAAAGTGCATCCAAACCTTCGCCCATTTGGCCTTTGAACCAGACATTCTGCGCAGGCCAATCCTCGTAAAGGTCGAGCGACGGCCACAATGAAACCTTGCCAGCCATCGATCCGGTCACCACAGATCGCCCACCGGCGGGCTCGACCACCAAGACTGTCCGCATGATGAAATCCACAAACGGGACGACGGCGTTCTGGATTATGAACCGGTGAGTCGCCCGTCCGTCCGTCGATGGCGACGGCACGATGGCACCAAGATCGATCCATGGCAACGGACGCCGCATTGGATCTGAGGCTGACAACTCCCCAAAGGGCAAAACGGCGGGAATTGCATAGAAACCAAGCGCATCGCAGCTCGTGCTTTCGAGTCGTGGTGCCGAAATGGGGTCGTACGGCGCAGCCGGCAGCGCCGGATCGGTCAGCATGTACCGCAGCATGCTCACGCCGACAGTTGGCTCGAGAGGGCTCGCACTGGGTGCATTTGACGGCAGTACCAATCCCTCCACGACGCTCGCCCACCGCACACGAAGCTGTATCAGCGGCGTTGTCACCGCGCCCGTCCGGTTTGTGCCGTAGTCCCAAACGCCTGGATCGTACCGCACCACCCGTATGCGCGGCCCATAGTCGATTGTGACGCTCTCGCCGAACGACTGATAGACGTTAGCCGTTGGCCGTTCCTCGTCAAAGTCGAGCACGTCCAGCGACCGCACAGTCGTGTCTGAAAGCGGGTTCCCCGAATCGTCCGTCCAAAGTGCGCCCTCGGCCCATTCGCTTGTTGCCGCGTAGGGGTACATCGCGTTGACCGCCGCAATCAACGCCGACACCAAGATCCATGAGAACGTGCTCCATCCGCTTCCCGTGCCGTCAGGCTGCGTGAGCCTCAGAATGCCATCGTCCCACAGGTAGAGCAGGTATTTCGCCTGGCCTTCCACGGTGTACGCGCCGGAATCGCCCGCAAGCCCCGCGCCGTCGCTCTGGTCGAACGTCATCGGAGAGTACTGCACCATCGCGCCGCGCTCGGAGATCGGCACCGTCGCAGCGATAAACGCGTCCGCAGAGCCGAACTGCCAGCTTGTGACCGTCACGGGTTGCGCCGGCGAGTCCACTGCCGCCAAGATCCCGTTCGCCGGGCAAACCAGCGCGGCAACGTTGCCAGGCGGAGTCTGCTGCAACTGAAGGTCGATCAGGTACGTGTCCGGATCACCGCCGATGCCTTCGGCGATTTTGTTGGTGAGCAGGTAGTATCGTCCGCACACGACGAACCAGACATCGCACCCCTGCGTCGCCGCCGTCACCTGGCAGTACCGGTACCACCCGAGATCCGCCGGCAGGCCCGCGACCTCAGATTGTGACTGAGAATAGATCATTTCGCCGCTCGCAACATCCTTCCGGAAGCACTACCTGCGGGAGAAAAAGGCCCGCTGTGCGGGATTGGGCAACAAAAAAGCCCCGGACGCTTCAGATGGAAGCTCCAGAGCAGGTCGGCTCTTACAATATTGATGTTTAGCGTCCACGGAGGCAGGCTATTTCGCTCCGGCGTCATCCTTGGCGTTTTCTTCAAGTCGATCCTTGAACCACTGTCTATAGCCCCTTGCCGTCAAAGGTGAGGAAAAAGCGCCATCAATTACACGCTTGAGCACTTCTTTGGAAACGGGTGAAAAATGACGGACGATTTTTGTAGAAAGGGTAGTGACGTCCATCTCAACTAAATGCGTGTATGACACATAGGAGTCGTACTTGAGAAAGTCTGGAATATCAGCAGTCGCGAGAACAGTCGTGCGGTCACATTTTGGCGTAGGTGACATTATTGGCACGACGAATACAGAGTCGCTCATGCCGCCATTGTCCGTAAGGCATATACAGCAATGGTCCTTGGGTGAGCCATACGGCAGCCGTGCAAGAAAAACGCTTCCAGCCTGAATAAACACAAACGCCTAAGGTGCTAACAACTCATTAGCTTGAAAGTGCGATTCTACTTCGTTGACATATTCGTCGCCCGCTTGCTCCATCGCTCCAAGCATATCCGAAACAGAAATAGGCACGCTTGTCTCGCCTGGGTCAGTCCACTCAGGAAACTTCTGGTGCGTCAACTCGATCGCCTCTCCATACTGCATCCCTCCCATGACCGAAAAGACCTTGTTGGCAATTTCAATCTCTGCATCCGACAGCATTTCCTCACCTGGATTTGTTATCAGCGTGACGTTGTAGCCCTCGGTTCGGATATAGTCCCTCCACACGCTTCGCCCTCGGTTTGCCCTCTTTATTAGGTCATATGTGGCGCTAAGAACCGGGCCGCAATGCATCGAGACCCATTTATCATAGGTGATCGGCATTCCCCACGTCTCGATCATGGCACGGTCACACGCGTACAGCATCTTGAGAAGGACAGTGTAATTACATTTTCCTCCTGCCCTCGTGATGAGATATCCCGCAAGTTGTGTCGCTTTGTCTTCTCTGTACATTGTGGCCACGGTCCGCTTCGATGAGGTACATACGTTCGCAGCCTCACGTTTTTTACCTCATCGCCTGCTTCTTCGCTTTGTACCAACATTTTAGCGTACTGCGTAAATAGTTTACCACACTCCCAGCGGCGGGTAAACACTCCCGTCCATCCAACCCCTCGCTCACCCCAGCGTCCAGCCCACCGTCACCGCCGCCCTGCTCGGGTTTGGCCTGGTCAGCGTCACCGAGCCCACCTTCACCAGTGCCGTGTCCATCGGGAAGCTGAGGCAGCCGAACTCGTAGGGCTGCGTGCCCGACACGTTCGGGTATTCCGTCTGGTTGTAAGGGTCGAGCGTCACCTGAGACCAGGACGTTGCCGGGCCTACAATTCCTAGCCCCATGACATAGGAAGGAAGCCCGCTGCCAGTGTCGACATACATCACGAACGGCTGTGGCGGGCCGCCAAGCGCCTCGGTGCCGCCCACGTTGGCCGCGTTCGTCGCCGCAAGCCATGCCGCGACCTTCGGCGTCATCGGGCTTGTGGCGACGCCGCTGATTAGCTGCTCGTCAACCGAGACCTGCGTGTTCTTCGGCTGCCACGTCACCGTGGAATGTCCCGCGCCGAAGAAGCCGGGGTCTGACGCGCTGTAGTAGCTGTCGGCAAACTCACCTGGGTAGGGGTTCGTGCTGCAATATTGCAGCGCTACGCTCTGGCTGTAGCCGCTTGCGCTGCCCGTCACCAAGAGATTCTTGATCGTGACAGGCGTTCCTGTGATCGGAACGGTGCCCCCGACATACTCCAGCGGCCAGGGTTTCGCCGCAAGCCCCGCCGCAGGCTGAAACTGTAAGTCCGCCGTGCTCGACAGGCTCACCCCCATTGACGCCGACGAGCTGGCCCCGTTGTTGCACGCCACGAACAGTCCGGTCGTGAAGCTGGGCCAATAGTCCAGGTTCGCAGGCATCGGCTCCGTGCCGGGATAGCCCGACCACGTGTAGCTTGCAGGCCCGCATGAGACGGTGACGCCGGTGACGAGGTTTTGGTACGTCGCGCGGTGCTGCATGTACACCGGCTCGTCGAACGAGAGGTGCTCAGCCGCCGTCACGGTCAGTGTCATCGTGAATACGAGAACGTTCCCCCGTACGTCTGGTTCGCGCCGGTGCCGCTGGGAGGCGCGGGCACCCCGCCGAAGTTCTGAACGAGGATTATGCCCGTTGGCGCGCTGACCGTCGATCCACCGATAACGGTGCTCCACGAGAGCGGCGAATCGGCAGGGTCGCTGGTGGACAGGTACAGCGCAACGCCGGTGGCCTGGCCGTTGGTGGGATGGTCCATTCCCGTCGGCAGGAACGTCAGCCCGAAGCCGAGCGCCTGCGCGCCAACCACGGTTCCGATCCCCGGCACCGTCACAAACTCGTCCGCGATCGACCCGAACCCCGAAGGCGCCGCGCCGGTGGACGTTGTTGTTGCCCGCCAGTTGCACGCCGCCGTCCCCGTGACCGTGCAGGAAGCCGTCACTGTTCTCCCAGTTGCCGCAGCCGATTTTTTCATAGCTCACCAGTTCACCACGGACTTCGCCATAATCCGGCATTTGCACACCGTCCGTTTTGTGTGCGGGTCAAGGCCAAAATCGCCGTCGATTCCCATTACCTGGCACGTGATCGGTGCGATGCCGAGCACGAGCGGATCAAAAACGTCCACCGTCTGATGCAGAAACAGGTTCGGCTGGAAAATCGCCCCGAAATCAACGTTCAGAGTGGGAATTGCACACTGCTGCGAAATCAATGCCGCAGCGCTCTCCATGAACGCCGTATCTGTGAACGTCGGATCAAGATCTACCATTGCGCACGGAAAGCCGCGATGGATCGGGGACGTCGGGTCTAAAACCACGCTGGTGTAATTGTCGCTGTCGGTGACGGCTAACGGCCCCCAATCCTGCGGATCTCGCCCGACAAGCGACACACTCGACCGGACGTCGGCAACGCTCACCACCGCTCTCAGCTCCCCGTCAAACTCGTTGAGGTACGGCAGCCCCGCAATGGTCGACGTCCCTGCTCCTTGAAACTGAAACAGCGCTGGTGACATGGCCATGCCCAAACTTCCAAGATATGGCACTCCCGTGTTGCTGGCATAGGCACCTGTGCGCAAGTAGCCGTTCTGATCACCTCCCAGCACCTGCCGATAGCGAACGGCAATCCGCACCATCTCGCTCCAGAGCGACGCCGACTGGTTCGGCTGCCAACGCGGCCTCACTCCGGGCGTGAACGGAATTTGCGGATGTGTGCAGCCAGTCGGGTTCGGCCCACTTGCACACGGGCCGGCGGTGCCTTGTGGCACGTACTGAAGCCAGTCAAACGACGTCGGGTCGGACATCACGCCGCCGGCCTCCGCGAGAAATCGCATCGCCGCGTAAATGCACCATCCGTCGAACCATCCCAGCTCCCCGCAAGCGTTCACCCGCAGAGGGTATGTCATGTCGTACATCCGGTGTCGGCTCAACCGCTGCGGATCAGCCCTTATGAACTCGTTTGTCTCGCCAAACCATCCGGACAGATACGGATAGGAAACGACGCTTCCGTCGGGCAGTTGCCAGCCCAATGTCAATGTGCCAGCCCGCATTCCGGAAAAGAAAGAGTTTTGGCCCCGGCTGTTGTCAAGCGTTATATCGCAGTACGCCGTGCCCGTCAGCGTGTTCCAGTCGAAGAACAGATGAGGCTCGACCCGCACGGGCGTCACTTTGACCGGCATCGAGTAAGTCGCGGTATAGGATATCGACGGAAAATTCACGGAAACCCAATCGAGCACCGGAGAAAAGGGCGAGCTGCCGTCCACATTGGTGGCCGGTGCCGTGCATGTGATCACGTAGTTCCAATACGTCGCGTCAGCAACGGCCGCAACGGCCAAAACAGTGGCGGCACAGCCATTGGGATAAGGCTGAGAAACGGGAGGGTTGACGTTGAAAAACCGGTGTCCAACCGTGGAAGCGTTCGTCGGTGCCGGCCACAGCGATATTTGCACACCGCTCGCCGGATTCTGGGGTGCGTAGGGCAGGCGGCGCATCTTGCTTGTGTACGCCCATGTTGCGGGATATCCCAATGTCCAAAATTGCACCCTGACCTTGCCATTGCGCCCTTCCAGCATATACGGCCCCGATGGAAACGGGAGGGCCGCAGCGGTGTAGCTCAAATCGATGTCACTGCCTCCGATGCTGATCGAAATGGTGTTGCGCGCAGGATAGCAGAGCACTGTGAGGCTAAGACGGCCGTTGCGCGATTTCAGATACGCCGCGCTGTCCTCCCACCCGTCCGAGCGTCGCATCTCGGCCCATGATGGGTTGTTCGGGTTGTTCGCGATGTCTTGATAGAGGACAAACGGTTGACCGTAACGCGCCTCGATCTTCCATCCGGTACCGAGATGCCATATGAGATATGTCTCCGAAGGTGTTCGAGAGGCAGATACAGGAGGGTCGCCGCGAACAATGTCCACCGTGTAACCGTACCCGTCGTAAATCGGATTCCCGCCCGCCGGCGGCGTCTGCGCAAGTGTGAAGGAAACCGGATCGCTGCAATCGTCCATCAGCGCGCCCATTTTGCCGCTGTTTGGGTCCGCAACCAGTACCCACGATCCGGGGCTCGCCGCAGCGTTCGTTCCCGCCTGGGTCGACCCTGTCCACTGCCCCGGACCCGCAGCTTCGGAAGCCAGGGGAAAATCAGCAAAAACAGGTGACGGCCGTCCGCTGAGCAAGCGAGCCGCCGGATCTATCCTGCACCCGGAGTTGACCGCGCCCACCAAGCACGCCGTCTCGCCAAACTGCTCGGCAAATTCATAAGTTGCCTGAGCCAACACGCCCCGCACATTGATGGGCGCATCGGTGGACAACGATAGATAAGGCACCAAATCCATAATTCACCTCAGCCGCACATCCCCGGCCCGCTTGCCGAGCGCTTCATTGATTGACGCGCCGCCAACGGCAATATGCCCCAAACTCGGCACACCACCAACCGTGCGGCCACTGGTGTGCAGTTCCGAGAATATCTCCCGGACGATTTCCTGGATTTGCGCAAGCGCGGCCAATATCTGCGCCGTGTCGCTCGTCGCCATTGTCGGAGAACGTGGGAACTGCGACTTTGCGAACACGTCTTCGCCTTGCGACTGGTTCGCGTCCGCTTCCTCATGGGCAAATGGGGCAGCGTCCTGTTTGACATTGTCATCGGAAAACGGCATGACATGCGCAGCCGCCTCACTCGGGTTCGCGACGTACCGCCGCGCGTTCTTCCTCACACGCGGAGTCTCGCCAGGTTCCCGGGTTCGCATGCCACGCACACTCAGCATATCGGTGTGCAGCACCCCACGATCATCGTCCTCCAGGCCATTTTCCAATAGTGATCTGTCGCCCTCATCGTCCTTGTAAGTGGGCACAGACATTATGTCTAACCTCTCGGTGCCCGCCTGGTCTAAATCTGCTCCTACGCTGCCTTCCTGCTGCTGTTCGGCGCTCGCCATTGCATGTGCAGAGCCAGCCGCCGCCTCCGCTCTTGCCCTGTTGGACATTGTGTCTGGCGGCTCCAACTCTGCCAGATCCGTGTCTGCATCTACCGTGTCTGCGCGGTGCTGGGCGCTTTTTTTCGTGGATGGTCGGACTTTGGTCGTTTGCGGATATGTTGGGGAAGACGGCGTGTTCGCCCGCACCGTGCCCGTCCCCACCATCGTCGCCTGCCTTAGGCCCGTCAGGCGCACCGGCACTTCGGGCACGTTGCCAGGGGTTTCCTCCGCCGTCCCTGTTGACATCACCGACCGCCCATTCTTGTCCGCAGGCAGCAGCTTGACATCAATTCCATCTGCCGTTTTAGCAGCGAAGCGCAAGGGCGGCACGGGCGATTCCCACTTCGGAAGGGCAGCTCGGCCAACTGCCCCCTTTCTTGCTCCGAGAAGGCGCCGGTAGATCCGAACACGCCGCCTCACCCTGTACGTCCGTGCTTTACTCATAGCTTGCCACAAACGGATATCCAGCCGAATTGGTCGCGTTGCCGGTGGACGTGCCAAAGAGCGAGTATGTGTACGCCTGCTGATTGAAATCTGCCGCCTGGTACCGCTGCGCGGCGCTTTCGTATGCCACTGAAAGGGCAAGGGTCAAGATATGCGAACCGTCGCCAGTGGGAATTGTCAGCGTGATGCCGTACACCCCATCGATTGACGGCAGCGGGCTAGCCGCGCCTCGAAGCTGCGTCAGCACCAATTCGCCGCCAATCGGCCCAGGCGTTGCGCCGGCAGAGATCCGGTGCGTCGTATCTGCCATCGCCGGCTGAACCTGGGTTCGATTGTCAAGGGTCAATCGAAACGAGCGCATGCCGTCCGCTGCGGCAGAGCCGACGAGCACCGAACATGCGGCAAACGAGCTCAGGCCAGCACCCGCCAGCCCCGTGCCTGCTGCGGCAGTGAGCGGCGAAATAGCCGAGACATTGGCCGGGTCCAACACGATCGCATGCGCCTGGTACCCGATCAGCATCTCGTCGCCTCGCTGGCTGAACCGCCCTTCGAGCACGCTCTTCTGCCAGTAAACACCGGCAATGGTGGCAGAGGTGTCACCTGACGAGGGTTCTAAGGTCAACCCAAAAGGTGGTAAAAACCCGTTTGTCCGTGGGCCAAAAGCATCGGTAAGAAACCCAGCCCACCCGCGATCCGGCATCACCGGCCCGCTTTGCATCAACTGCCCCAACGTCAACCCTAGCACGCGGTTGTGCGGGATCGACGATGAATCCGCCAAGATCGGCGATGCCGAATTTTCGGTGATATCGAGGCTGATGTCCCGAAATGGAAATGAGTACGCCGTGCCGTAGCCCGACGCCAGATTAGTAGCAAACGTGCTTGTTCCAGAAAATCCGCGCCGAAACAAGGCATTGGGAAATACAGTGGTAGTTGGCATTTTGGTTTCCAATCAAACTAAGAATTTACGTTTCGGCAATGCCGAAATCCAGATACCCTCTTGAAAAACGAAAGGGCCCGTGAGGGGCAACGGCCCGGCGCTACCCTTGCGAGATCGAGCACCGGTGAATCAGTGTCCAGGACACCAGCCTCGCTGCGCCTCCCAGTGAAACCGTGTCGCCGGTGTCGCGACGGGCCGAGATCACGTGAGCGTCCTGAAGCACGGCGGTGCCAGGCAACATGGGTTTGCCGGTTGCGAGATCGGCCGATGCGACGAAGGCGAAAAGCTTGCCCGAAAGCGTGTGCGTGATTGCGTCTATCACGGACAGCCCCACAAGCTCGTAATCCTCGGGAGTGCTGTCTCCCGCATTGGGAAGACGGACAACGATTGCCGTGTCGATCGACAGGTCGTATATGCCCGACCCCACGGGCACCATGGACAACGACTCGAAGCGGACACATAGCGTTGGCTCGGAAACGGCCTGCAAGTCGCCTGTAACCACCGACGAATCGCCAAACTGGACGGGGCGGGACGACGACGGCAGCACCATCTCCGCAGCGAGCCCGGCATTGATCGACGGCACGGCGACAAAGGCCACGGCCTGCCTCACCGCCGCCACCGCGGCTTGCACCGTGGGCAAAAACGTCCTTTTCGGTGTGCCGAACACGGCATCTGCCGTGGCAGGCGGGTCGGCGCTTTCATCCACTGTAACGCCATAGGCAACGGCCATGCCGGGTGCAAGGCCAGTGGCAATGGTGTCCAACCACTGCGGCCGCACTAGCCCCGAAGCGATGCACCTTGAAGACGACGTCCCTGGATCGGTGCGCACCACAGAATATGTGACGTTTGGCACGCCGTCCCACGTGAGCAGGACGGCGCAGTTGCATACTTTCACACTGAGATTAGTAACCAATGCTCGTTCTCCCAACACGGCAGACTGTCCACGCCCGTGCGTTCTTTATGGCAACAACGGTGCCACCGATTTCCGCTTGCCCGCACCGGCCTCGCCTGAAGCCGCCTCCGTGGCCGAATCGGCAGGGGCAGGCCGGAACACAAGAAGATGGTAGCCCTGTGGGATATCGGCCATCCTCGTCGTCCCAAATCGTCCAATGACAAACTCCATAGGGCCAGATCCATCGTCCAACGTCACGGTGTCGCCTTCCTGTGGGACGCTGCCGTCGAAATCAGCCGGCGTGAGCTCGACGGTTCGCACATCCGGCTCGGCGGCGTTCTGAGGCGTGCCGCCGGAAATGTACTTGAGCTGCCGTCTCGTGGGAAGATCCACCAGCGCCGCATAGCTTTGACCCCGCCACGTCACCGTCACCCCCAGCCTTTGGCGGAACGCGGAAAGAAGCATGGCCGACCGCGCACCAATTTGCGTTGCATACGAGGAGCCCATCTGATTTCAAACCATCCTTCCGGCAATCGCAGCCAGCTTCCACAGCCCTGTGTCGCGATACCGTCTCACACAATCACGGTAGATGGAGCGCCAAGCTGTGATTGCGCTCGTCGTCTGCGCCAACGGCGTATTGCCTTGTTGCACTTCGGTCGTCCGGCTGCGAAGCACCGATGGTATACCGCCGCTGCCGCCGACGACCTCTATCATGACCCTCGCCGCAGCTTCGCCCGCCACCGCCATGGCGACGTCTGCGGGCACCTGCGCCGCGTAACCCCACGTGGCGGAAACGATAATGTTTTGCTTGCCTGCCGGGAAAACGCCGTCAATCGCCTGCGGCGAGAAATCCCCAAGGGCCGGAGCAAAAAAGCCAGAACCGGCACATGAGAACGGCCTTGCCAGGACGGTGACGCCCAACCCGCGGTAATCGGCACGCTGGACGACGTCGGTGACCGGCGTCTCATACACAAAGACTGTGAACGGCGCACCTGGAACCATTTCTGGCACCCGCATCTCCGGAAGCCCCGATCCATCGAACGTCCGTGTTTCCGTAACCGGAGTAAAGCGCCGGCCTGTGCCTGTTGGCGCGGGAGATTGGAACTGTGTGATCACCTCTGTCAAAATGTCTGCCGCTTCTGCCGATTGCGCGGCAGACAACTCCACTGCATCCCCCAACACCGCCGTCCTCGCCAGCACCGCTGCCACCGTCGGCCACCCATCGCTGTCGACATTCATAATAATCCCCTATTTGATTCGCACTCCATTGCTGCGTTGCCGCACACAGAGGGGTGGTCAACAACCTGCACACAAAGGCCAGATTGCTTTCCACCCCTTAGTTACGAGTGCTCACGGAAATGTGAACGGATTGCCGCTATGCGCTGGTCACCACCTTCACAATATGCTCGGGCCGCATCAGCGTGAAGCCGTAGAGGACGTCAAGGGTTATGAGGTGGCCGCCGGCCATGTGCTGATAGCTGTGCAAGAGGCGCATGGTGATCCCGCTGTCTGGATCGGTCATCACCGTGGCCATCACCCCGTACCGTTGATCGGGAAGCTCCAGCGCGCGTGTGGCCATCAACATGGCATCGCGGGCATAGAACAGATTCGAAGCGACGGCAGGTGAGCCCGACGTCGGCACCAATTGGCTCTCACAGAGCTCAAACCCGTACAGCCGGCCGATGCTGGCATCCATGGTGCGGACGCCGTTGCCGACCGTGGCGTTGGTGATGTCGTTCGAGACTCCAAGCGCGTCGTAGCGAACCAAGCGATCGATCGACAACAGCGCGTTGGTCTGGCTGGTCGCGATCACGCCGTACTTGCGCTGAGGCGCGGGAACCTTGTTGTCGACCAGCATCTTGCGGGCCGACTGGATTGCTCCCTCCGTAATTGTGGACGGCACACCGGCCGCAGTGATCGGGATCGATTGCTCACTCGGAACGCTTGCCGAGAGCGTGAAGAGATCGGTGTCGATCTGCTCCGCAATTGCAATTGCCGCGTCCTCCACATATCCCTGGATGACGTCCTGGTTCACCGTGCTGACCGTGCGGCTTTCAACGGCAAATGTCACCTCTTTATGGTGATCGAGCGTGAGGTCGATTGTGGACGACGACGGGTTTTGAACTGTGTAGTTGGCGTTCTGCGTCTTGTCGTTCACCGTGAGCGCGCCACGCTTCGGCAGGTGCAGCACCTGTCCTACCTGGAACGCGCCTGTTTCCAGATCCGAGTCCATGGTGACCGTCCTTTGCACGGTCAAGTAGCTCCTAAGGCGCCCGAGGGCGACCCCAAGCCAAATTTCCGGTATAAATCCGGCAGCTTCCGTAGTGGTGATAAAATCGTTCGAAGGCATATTCTGCTCCTATGGCAGCAAAAAAGACGCTAACCAAATTAGCGTCATCTAGGCGGCACGCGGTCGCCGCTCTTGCAATCACTGGTCGTGACGAACAGTCGTTTGCGGTGCGTCAGTCGTTCACTATCCGTCCTTCCCGAGCCGCCCGCATTACTTCGGGAGACCGTGCAAACTCCGGGTTGGCGCGCAGTTGCGAGCGCTTTATCGTCTGCGGCGCCCGCGGCTCGCGGGCCGGATCGGTGGGCGTGCCGGCGTGCGGCCTCGCCACATGCCGCGAGAGCGCCTCCGCGTCCGTGCGCATCTCTTCTTCCGTGGCACCGTTGAGCCTCTGCGCAATCTCGGCCGGCAGCCTGAACTCCGCGCCAATCCGGCTCTGCATCTCCCGCGTCTGAAGACGCTGCACCTCCTGCGCCAAGCTGTCGCGTTCCTCCCGAACCTGCTGATCCTCGGTGAGGCGCGAGCGACGTTCTTCGTCCGCCCGACGTCGGAACTCCTCGTTTTCCCGCGTCAGCCTCTCGATTCGAGCCTGTGTGCTCGTGTCGCCGTCGACGGCCGGGACGTTGGCAGGCTCAGTGCCCGCCTGCTGCTGTTCATCGTTCTTCATCTGTCATTTCTCCTTGTGCGATCCAAATTTCGTTGCCTCGTCTGCAAACCGTGCGATATCCGCAGCGGGAACGCCCTCGGCCGCAGCCAAGCGAAGAGCTGCGGCGTGCGGCGCGATCATCCCGGCCTGCAATTGCGAAAGCGTTCTGTCTGTCACCGATTTCCGGTCGGCATCGGTGGGCGCAAAGTAGTCCGGCCATTGCACGATCACTTCCGCGTCGCCCACGTCCCCGCGTGCGTCCGCATATCCGGCGCGGTTCAGCCCGCAGAGCATCGTCCCGAAAAACATGCCAAGGCCGTCCGGGCCCCAAGCCTGCCGCTTGCGATCCGTTGTCGAAATGGTGCGCGCGTAGGTCATTAGGAACGCCAGCCGCGTGAGGTTCCCACGATTGGCAATGGATGCGGTGTCCACCTTCGAGATCCCTACCGCGCGATAGAGCAGGTCTTCCATCTTTTCCACATAGGCCTGCACATACTGCCTGGCCGCGCCTGACGGCTCTACAAGCTCAAAATCTGCCGCAACCCCGCTGCCGTCGCTGTTTCGCACCGAGATCGCCTCTCCTGGCAAAAGCGGCCCCTGGTTTTCGAGGTCCGCGTTCTTCACCACGCGAATGGGATCCGAGTGAAGCTGATTGGAGCGATCCTGCCCGTGCATCGTCAGCGCAACGCGGTCCATGATTCGGAACACGCCCCAGCAATCGCCCACGCCAAGCGGCGATCCCTCAACCTGTCGATTGCGAATCAACGTGATCGGGATCACGCCAAAGGGGTTCTCTCGGATTTTCGCGATGCGCCACTGATCGCAATCGTCTTGCTCCTCGCGCCAGGACAATGGCATGCCAGCCGACGAAACGGACAGCGGCTCAAACTCAACCCATTCGTCATCTGTCCACTCCTCTCGGAAGAGCGACCATGTGTTCGTTTTACGGTCTCGGAACGGATATTGAACGCGCGCCATCGTTATGTGCGTGTAGTCATGGGCATCGGTCCATACCCGGCACTCCTCTGGTGCGGTCAAGAACGACACCTTCACGCGCTCAGCCCCATGGACGTCCCGCCACAGGCCGAACTTCGCGGCAACCGTGCCGCAGTTTCCTGCCGACCGCGCCAGCGACAGCCACCGTGCGCCGAGTGAGTTGTCTCGAATCACTTGGTCGATGATAGCCTGCGCGGCTTGCGAGCCAGGTGCCGTGAACCTCGGTGGGCCGCCCCGAAACAGAAACTCGGCACCCTCGTCAATCAGAATCCGCGCATAGGGCAACGGAGTTGGCAACGGCCCGTTGTCTCGCGGCCACTGCTGAGGCCCAAAGGCAAACTCCGGGTAAGGGTAACCGTGGTAATACGCAAAGCTCTCCAACCCCAGCAACGCTGCAACCGCTGCTCCCGGAGACGGGGTCGACGTGTTGATCAATGGATTCAAAATTGGTTTCCTCCCCTATGTCACGTGTACCGGCGGCCCGCCGTGCGCACCGCCCGTTGCGTCACCTTGTGCGCCATATGCCATGCGAGCGCAAGGGACATCACGATATCGTCATGCCCGCCTGCCGGCGCCGACGACCGTAACATGCCACTGGGCGAAAGGTCGTAGGCATATTCGAGCAGCTCGTCGATCATCGGCTTGCAGTACACCTCGGCCGGAAGCGCGATTGCACCGTTCTCGAATGCCACCGCCAAGGCGTCGATAAGGTCTCGCTTGGTCTGCGCGGTAGTCGAGAACCCGCGAACAAGAGCGCCTTCGCGCCGTAGGTCGTCTATCGTGGGATCGCCAACGCTGTTGGCTTCCACCAGAGCCTCTGCGCCGTTGTATCGCCTTAGGGCCAGCCGCACACGTTCGCGCTGTTGTGGCCACGAGATCCGTTGAAACCGTTCCTGGTGAACCACCCTGTTGTTTTGGCGGTCAATGATAGTGAGCACGGAATAATCGGACAGTCGCGCAAGATCGAGGCCGCCAACATACACATGTTGTGGAAAGGGCTCTTGCCATGTGCCCGAACAGCATTCCTTGACATTCCGAAACACCGTGCCTTCCGCGTCGGCAAACTCTGCAAGGTACTCCACGCGAAACGTCCTTTCGGGCTTTACAGCCTGCTCGTGCGCCAAATAGTCGCGAGACAAAAAGGGATTGGCCGAGCTGGGAAACTGAAACGACCGGCATCGCGACTGGACATTGTCCCGTCCAAGCAGAAAACTCCGCCAAAAGTGGTTCCGTCCAGCCGGCGTCGATATCAAGATCAGTTTGCCATCCCGGTCTGCCAGGAGCGGTGTGATGACACTGTCCATAACGGGGTCGGGCACGTACGCGGCCTCGTCCACAATCACCCGATGTGCCGATCTCCCACGCAGCCCTCTTCCGTCGAGCCCCGCCGTTCTCCCGAACACCGTGGTTGGCAACGCTCTTGGCCCATCCCTGCCGAAGCGCAACAGCGGATACGGCGAGCGCTTGTCTTCCAGCCAAAAGTCTGAGCCGACCACTTGATGCAGCCGTCGCCGGACTTCATCCAGTATGATCGTCGTCTGGTCGTGCGTCGGGGCAACTACGATCTGAGTAGTTCCGCTGTGCTCAGCGGCATACAGAGCTATGTCGATTGCCGTGCTCTCGCTTTTCCCCCATCGCCGTCCACATGCGGCCACCTTGATCCGCGCGTTGCAAAGTATCCAATCGCGCTGGCCGGGCGAATGCGGCTCCCAGTTCCATGCCAGTTTGGCGAACTCAAGCCCCCTAATCCTCGTCATCGCCATCCGCGTTTCGAAAGAACGCCCGCACCTCGGCGAGCATCTTGTCCCCGTTCTTTCCATCGGCCTTTTCAGGCTTACGGTCCAATCCGAGCAGCTTTCGGCGGCTCTGTGAAATTTGCACCATGATCCGAGCAGCAGCCAAGTCTCCCTGGGCAAGGCTCTTCTCGACCTCTTTCTCGACATTGTTAAGAGTCTTCAGCTCTCGCTGTCGTTCGGCATCCAAGTCGACGGTATTCGGTTCTTCACTAAAATCACTGAGCTTTGTTCCAGTCATCGTCATGATTCATCCCCGTTTGTTCAACTGAAAACCTGTGAGCAACTACCGACCGGCAACGAATCCGCGCGGCAATCCCCTGAGCACCGCATCCCTGTCGGAATCCGGCACTCGCGACGGTCCCTCTCGAGCGATTCGATCCGCCATTTCCCGAAACTCGCGAGGCCAGTTGCTCTGATCGCAAACGCGCGAGATCTCCATGATTCGCACGGAACGCGCAGCGGCGTTCAGAGCATTGATCTGCACGGATTTCCTATGCGCAGCCGCCATTGCTCGAAACGCGGTTCGCATCGAACACCCGCGCTGCTGCGCCGCAATCTTCGGATGTACGCCCATTTGATAAAGCTCGTCCCAAGACTGCACTCTCTTGGTTTCCATCGTCCTCACCCTTCCGCAGACAAAAAAATAATGCCGGCACTCACCTACAGTCACGTGGGTGTGCCGACAGCTCCGTCGCCTTCGACTCGTAATTATCTCAATACTCCGCAAGCGCGGCTGCTGTGACGGGTTATTTGGCAATACCGTCCGTGCCAATGAATTGATATACACCAAGTATAGCACGCATGTTCGTATGAGTCAATAGAGAGTGAACTTATTTCAAGATTATTTTTTCATGGTGCAGCCATCTAAAACCAATGGTTCAGGAAGACTTCGGCACTTGCTAACAATAACCCGTATTTATACTGGGACAATCGAAAGCCAGACATGGAACAAGCCAACGTCAGCGCACTGTTAGACTGATAGGAATTGTTATGACTGCATCGACGACATTGATTTCGCATATTGGATTTAACGTCCGGGCGTATGGAACAAACGGTAACGAGAGAGCACCTTGGCAGGTGCCCGTGGCGCTGGTCGTCGGTGCGCTCTTGCTGCTGTCCACGATGAGCCTTCCGCTCTTCAACACATCTCGGCACCATTTGCCAGGTTGCACGGCCATTGTCCGCACGAGCCCCCAAACCAGATAGCCTTCAAAAAGCGCAACAATCGTCGTGTGCGCGGACTCTTTTGCCGGTAATCCGCCTGCTGCTTTCCCTACCGCGATACGTGTGATATAATAAATTCTAACCGCAATTACTTGCGTAGAATTCCTTAATGAAACGTATCACGGATTCGGTGCCAAACGACGCTTAGTCGATAGGCCCGAAAGGATCCCCCCTCATGGCGAACAAAAACGCTACACTTTCAAAAAACCGCGCAGTACCCACCACAGATTCAGATCAATCGCTTAACGGCGTACAATGGCTCAAGTATGCAGGAATCGGCCCCGCTCGCACTCGAGGGCGCGAAGCTTCGACGCGCTTGTCTGGCGAAGAAGTGACGTCTCTCGGCAGTTTAGAGGCCGAGTTATTGGGCGTCCTTTGGGAAATCGGCAGGCCCGCCAGTGGAATGGACGTCATGGAACGTTCTCTCTACAAGCGACGAGCGCTTGGACAGGAGCCGGCCGCATTTGCAACCATTGCAACGACACTTCGGCGAATGACCGACAAGGGCCTGTTGGAATGTCAGAAGAACGATCAGCGGACGCCGTTCTATGTGCCGACTACCGGTCGCGAACTGATGGCCGCGCGCATCCTGAACAATGTCTGCGAAAAGCTGCTCGGCGAATCGCTCGGCGCGCTGCTCCCGCGGATGATGGACGCGCTTGACGCGAAGTCTGGCGAAAGCGACGAACTAGTCACCACGTTGTTAAGCGCGATCGCTCAAATATCGTCCGAAGGTTGATCGTTTAGCTTTCCGGCCTTGGCTCGGTATCGGTAAACCCCATCCATCACGCGCCGGCATCGCGTTGGCTTCGCCCGCCGAAAGCAATTGGCGTGGAAAGGGTGAAGGCTCAGCCTAAGGGTACAATGCTGTGTAATGGCGGGACACGTTCACGGTGCAACGAGTGGGAAAGCGCTATGGGCTTCCCTAGGGGTGACCTTGGGGTTTACGCTGATCGAGGCCGTCTCAGGCGTCGTTTCCCATTCGCTCGCCCTTGTTTCGGACGCGGGCCACAACTTTAGCGACGCACTGGCACTGGCATTGGCAGCCTATGCGCTGTGGATGGCGCAACGGCCGGCAACGGCGCGCCATACCTACGGCTTCCATCGTGTGGCCATACTTACTGCGCTTTTCAACGCATTGACCCTTGTTGTGATCGCCGTGCTGATCGGCACCGGTGCGATATATCGCCTACAGCACCCCGTTGCGATCCACTCTGCCATTATGATTGCGGTCGCCGCCATCGCGGTAGTGATGAACACCGGCATCGCTGCAGCGCTTTCAGGTGACGCCAAGCACAGCATCAACAGCCGCGCAGCCTTCTTGCACATGGCAGGCGATGCCATGTCCAGCTTTGCCGTGGTCGTGGCCGGCATCATCGTTCATTACACGCACTGGCTGGCTGCTGACCCAGTCGTCTCGATCTTGATCGCTGTCTTCATTTTCGTGTCATCGTGGACCATCATTCGAGACGCCGGCCTTATTCTGATGGAGAGCACACCAAGAGACGTGGACGTCGAAGCGGTTATCCATGCCATAAAGAGCGTTCCACAGGTACGCAATGTGCACGACATGCATGTCTGGTCAGTGGGAGACGGTGTAAGAATGCTCAGTTGCCATGTGGGCCTTCCCGAGGGCAGCACAATGCCCCAAAGCGCGAACATCGTCAGACAAATCAACGAGACACTGGCTCGGGACTTCCAAATAGGCCATGCCACAATCCAAACCGAAGTCGAAAGCGACTGCGAAATGACCGAAGTCACGGACCTGTACTGCGCACTCGAGCCCCATCACGCCCATGTCCACTCACATTCCCACGAGCACAAACACTGA